GGGGTCGTTTCGAAAGTCGAGATTTTTGGTACACCCCATGCACTGTGCAGTGGTAAAGTGGTGACGCGTTGCAGTGGTACAGCGTTAGCACGTTAGCGTAGTACCGTGAGTGCGCGAAGTTAGTTGTGTCTAACTTAGTACCATAGTACTATATAAAATGTTCACAATTTGTTTATATTTTGGACATACGCTGTTCACAACTGACCGTTATAATGTACTTAAAGATAAAGGAAAGGGGTGCTCAAAGAGAGTACTAAAGGTGTATAGTATGAAGCAGTATATTAAATTGAATAGTGAAACTTTTGAGGTGAAAAAGTTAAAGTACGAGCCGGAGTATTTAGACTATAAAACCTTAGATGACTGTTACGCTAATCCTAGCAAAATAAAAAGAGTCATCTATAATGACTGGCTTGAATGGCTTGATGAACTTAATTTAGATAATCCAACTGAATATGAATTTGGACATTTGACAGTGTTATCATATAATATTAATATGTTTACATTGGGGGTTGAGGTATATAATAAGTTAGGCGAATTAATTGGGCAGTTATATATCACAAAAACAAGGCAAGAGTTTTGGACAGTTTAAAAGCTTTCGAGTCGGTGCAACTCCGACTCCCTTGTATAGCTGATACCAATATCAGCAAGTAACAATCAAACAAACGCAAAAAGAAAAGGAGACAAAACATTATGAGAAAACAGAAAATGGTTACACGTACAATTAAGGTCACAAGATATGAGGTCACTTATTTTGATTTAGAGATTAATGAGGTTCGAGCTGATGAACTCGAAATAGTAGGCACACCGACTGACAAGGAAATTGAGAAGTCATTCAATGAGGAGAACCCGACATGCAAGTTTATAAAACTTGATAACGTCGAAGTTACTGAAAAGCTGTATGGCTTACCGGAAAATATTTTTTTACAATATGCAGTTGAACTTGACGAAAACAGAAAAGAGGTAAAATAAATATGACATTGCAAGACTTATATAGAGTAACAACTTTTAAAATGCGTGTTGAAGTTTTCGCCGAACAATCGGTTTGTCCATGGTTATATTCGGGGTTGCTAGATGATATACCGGAAACGCTATTAAATTGTCAGATTAAAGTCATATCAGCATATGAAAAAAATTGTTTATTAATAACAGTAGCCTAAGCGTAAAGCGCACAGCGTGGTGCAAGTCCACGCATAGGCTTTACAACTGAATATAGTAAATAATGAAAGAGGTGAAAATAAATGACTAACAATATAAAGTTAGGCACTTTAGTCAAACTTAGTGCTACTACTAGCTTTTGGTTGCATGATATACAGTATGGCATCGACGAGTTTTATACTCGTTCTCAAATATTGAAAAACAAACAGTTATCACGACTGAAAGTAATAAGTTTTAAAGCATTATCAAGAAAAGAAATGATTTACGTTAAAGTAGAAGAATAGAAAAGAGGTACAAAAAAACATGTTATACAAAAATAGAAAAATGTCACAATCTGATATTGATGAAGTTTACGAAGATTTTGTTATAGAAATAGCAACCAAAGTTGCTACAAAAGTAAAGGGTAAAATATTTTATGGGTATGCTAATATAGAAAATATGTGGTATATCATAGTTAAAACACGTGAGTTAGGTGAAAAAAGATTTTTCCTTGATACACTTACATATGACATGATGTATGGTGTTTCATCAAAAGAAATCTCTGATAACATAGTTAAGCTTTATCACAGGATAATTGAAAGGAGATTTTTTATAATATGACACAGAAAAGAAAACATTTTTTAAACCGATTAATTTACAAGGAATATAGTCAATTTGAAATTATGTTAATTGGTAAAAATGATAGTATTAGAATAATATCACAGTTATTTAGTTTATTATTGTATAAAATAGAATATTTATATTTTGCAGATAGAATAGATTATGAAGAAAAGATGTTTATGTTACAATGTAATATGAATTACATGTATTATTATCATAAAATGATGCAAAAAATTTATGGATAATTTGCACAAGTTTTCGTAAATTTTCGTAAATTACAGAAAACTGAAATGCGGAAAAGTTCATAAAATGTTCACAATTTAGTCATACTGCATTTACATTACTACTGTACTATATAATATGTAAAGAGGTAATACATCTTTTACAAAACGTTTGCTTTAATACTATGATACCGCACTATTGCTAGGCAATATGACACTCAATAGTGCGGACTCCTCAAAGAAAAAAGGAAGTGATTAACATTGATAGAAACATTATATGCACAGCTTATTACAGACCCCAATACACAAAAGATTGAGGTTGAAACTGATAAACTAGGAGCTACTATAGAAACTATATATCGCGAGGATTGTAAAATTGCAATTCGTCATATAGCAGATGATTTTCTTTCCTGCATAATAGTCAAGAGATAGTAAAGCTATCATCAAATAGATTGCAAAAAATCAACTTGACTACTACACCTTATGGTGTTACAACTTTATTACATTTAACTTTACAAATCATAGCACAAAGAAAAGGAGAAAAAAGACTATGAGAAAACCAATGGTTACACGTACAATTATTTCAACATCAGTCACAGCTTTATGCGTAAATCCACAGACTGCTGAGACATTCGAGCAGGAGTTTACACTTACTGGCAAGTTTGCTGACAAGGACAAAGCATTAAAAATATCATCAAAACTTTACAACACAGATGCTTGCACACTTGTTGCAATTCGCTCACTTAAGGAGGTTAACGAACTTTATGGCATGGATGAAGCAGACTTTATCAAGGGAGCAAAGATACTTGACCCTGTTACACGTAAAGAGTATATCGTAGATACAGATGCAGAGTCAACAGATGCAGAGACAGTAGATGCAGAATAAAAAGAAAAGGAGATAAACAAACATGGCAATTACAATTAATACACAGTCAAAAGATTTTACAGAGGTAGAGCAGTACTTAATGACAGTGGATAGAGGTATTCGGTCATTAAAGGATGTCGAGGACAACACAAGTATTCCAGTAGCAGGATATCTTACATTCACAGACGAAAAAGAGAACGGAGATAGTGTTGATATATTATCAATCATTACACCAAACAATGTGGTATTCTCTTGTCAGTCAGCTACTTTCAAGCGTAGTTTTGATAACATTTCTAATATCATGCATGGTAAACACTTCAGTATTATCAAAATTAGCGGTACAACAAAGGCAGGCAGGTCTTATATCGACTGTGCCCTTGATGTAAAATCAGTAAAATAAATTTTATTTTTCTGCTGACCCTTGCTATTAAGTTAGCAGGGGTCTTATTAATTCAGAGAGGAGAAAAATGAGTATGGCAAAGAAACGACTATCAAAAAATCAAAAAGCATATCAAGCTATATTAGACAAAGCAGAGCAACAAGGTATTGATACACAAGGGTTAAAAGCTTTTCCAACAAGAATATCACAAGATACTTTGCAAGATTTACAATCAGAAATAGCACAAAGACAAAGCGCAGAAACTTATACAGTGACAGATAGTATTATTTCAAGATTGCAGGCTTTACCTAGTAAAAAACAAGCATACACACATGGCGGTGAAGCTATAGACTATAACCTCGAAAATTTTTACTATACTGTTTTAGGAATTATAAAACAGATGCAAGAAGATTTTGGAAGTGAACAGTACGAGTATTATTTACAACAAAATGAAGAAGAAATTATATCTGCCATAGATAGTATAAATGAGAGTGTATATTCAGAAGTAGTGCAGGCAAAAACAGAAGATTTAATACCTTTATTATCAAATCACGACATGTCACGAGTATCAGCAATTCAATCTAATGATATTAACGAATATTTTGGGTTTACTGATTTAGATAATATATGAGAAACTATAGAAAATTCATGTGTGATTTTGAGACTACAGTATATGAGGGTCAGAAATCTACTGAAGTGTGGGCTAGTGCAAGCGTAGAATTATACACCGAAAACGTTCAGATTTTTCATTCTATAAATGAACAGTTTAATTATTTTAAGTCATTAGATTGTGACATAATAGCATACTATCATAACCTTAAATTTGACGGAAATTTTTGGCTATCATATTTATTGACTGATTTAAAATATGAGCAGGCATACGAGTCATTTAATGAAGAAGGAACACAAGGTGAATTTATAAAAGAAAAATACATGAAAAATAATACTTTTAGATATACTATATCCTCTATGGGTCAATGGTATATGCTTACTATTAAAGTTAATAACCATTTTATTGAACTAAGAGATAGTTTAAAGTTATTGCCATTTTCAGTATATCAAATAGGAAAATCATTTAAAACAAAGCATCAAAAATTAGAAATGGAATACACTGGCTATAGATATGCAGGTTGCAATATAACTGATGAAGAAAAGAAATATATAGCAAATGATGTATTAGTGGTTAAAGAAGCACTTGAACAATTATTCAACGACGGGCATGATAAATTAACAATAGGTTCGTGTTGTGTAGCAGAATACAAAAACTCATTAGGTGCTTATGACTACAACGATTTATTCCCTGCGCTTGATGAATTTACACTAGATAAAAATATTTATGGTTCATCAAATGCTGATGAATATATACGACATAGTTATAGAGGGGGTTGGTGCTACTTAGTAAAAGGAAAAGAAAACAAGGTTAGACATAACGGAACAACTGGAGACGTAAACTCTTTATATCCAAGTATGATGCATTCACAAAGTGGTAACTATTTTCCAATTGGTAAGCCATATTTTTGGAGTGGTAATATAATACCTAATGAAGCTATAGGAGAAAATAAATATTACTTTTTACGAATAAAAACACGTTTTTACATTAAAGAAAATATGTTGCCATTTATTCAGATAAAAGGCAACCATTTATATAAAGGTACAGAGTCATTAACAACTAGTGATGTATTAGACAAAAACGGAAACTATAATAGATATTATAAAGATATCAATGGCAATATAAAAGATACCGCACAAATAATGACAGTAACCATGACAGATTATAAGTTAATGTTAAAGCACTATGAACTGGTTGACTTTGAAATTTTAGACGGTTGTTGGTTTTATTCTGACATAGGAATATTTGATAATTACATCAATCATTATGCAGAAATTAAAATGAACAGTAAAGGTGCAAAGCGTACAGAAGCAAAACTATTTCTTAATAATCTTTATGGTAAACTAGCTAGTAGTTCCAATAGTAGTTTTAAGGTTGCATATGTAAAAGATGATGAAAGTATAGGTTTTTATATTGTTCCTGCTAATAACAAAAAGGTAGGGCATATAGCAACTGGTAGTGCAATAACATCATATGCTCGTAACTTTACAATCACAGCAGCTCAAAAGAACTATTATGGAGTAGATAAAGCAGGATTTATTTACGCTGATACTGACAGTATTCATTGTGATTTACCTGCTGATAAGATAAAAGGAATAACAGTAGACCCAGTAAAATTTTGTTGTTGGAAACTTGAGAGTAGTTGGGACACAGCTATTTTTACAAGACAGAAAACATACATAGAACACATAACTCATAATGATTTAATTCCAGTTGATGAACCATACAATGATATTAAGTGTGCAGGTATGCCACAGAAATGTAAAGATTTATTTAATAAATCAATGCAGGGTTATGAAGTAAAGGAGAGTGATAACTATACACAAAGCGAATTAAAATTCTTAGCAACAAAAAGAGACTATAGTGACTTTAAAGTTGGTTTATGTGTTCCTGGAAAATTATTACCTAAGAGAATTAAAGGTGGTGTATTACTAGTGGACACGACATATGAAATGAGGTGAGAATAATATGATAACACGGATAGTAGATTTATATTACAGACACAAAGCAAAGAAACATGAAAAGACTTGCAATCATATATGTTGTTTTTGTAAGTACAAATATGATTGTGATTATTTTACAAGGGAGAGATAAATATATGAATGATAAAATGGAAAAAGTAGTGCAGGAACTATGCAAAAGATTTAGAGGGTCAATCGAGTTTTATGATGTACCACTTACAGAGCAGTATAAAATAGAATATTGTTTAAATGGTTTATACATTTCAAAGTTATTATCATACGATTTTATAAAGAAAAAAGATACAAGAGAAATTGTACTGTCATTAAACATATTAATTGCAACAGATATACACAATCATTTTTATAAGTAAAGGAGAACAAATTATGGATAAATATTATATGAAAAAATTTAATAAATTTGCTGATTTTATAATAGAATGTTTAGTTGAAGAATACACAAAACTTGAATTTACTAGTTATAAATTGAAAGAAGAATATAATAGGGTAATAATACAGTTATATATTAAAATAAGTAGTAATGAATATGAAATAAGAATACCATGTGATTTTAATACAACTATATCAAAAATATTACACGAAGCTAAAAGCGATATTAGTCAATTAATATTAAATTGTTATAAATAAAAAACAAAAAGGCAGGAGTAAAACTCTTGCCTTTTCTATATCTATAACTATTGCAGAACACAAGCGCACAGCATTTACGACAATACATACTAGCGTTATCTTTCAAACGTGCTACCTAGCAGTATCAAGTGAACATACAATAGCAGATACCTAATAACTAATAGTCTTAAATAAGACTTCTTTACATTTAAGGTTCTTAAATCTAAAACAACCTTTTTCAAAATAATATCTTAACTGACTAATAAATAAATCATTCTGTTTTAACATAACATAGTTAATATCATGGTCATTAACAGTAACACTTATTTTACTTCTAAAAGTACTATCTGCTTTATCATCAATATATAAGAAACCCTGCTCACTGTATTGTTTCACTGCATAATCATGACCCATATATCTTAGTGTTGCAACATATTTTCCTTTTCCTACTGGTGTATCAATGAAAGCAGTGTTATCATTTAAGTACACATTCTCACTTGAATATGCAACATACTGATTATTCTTAAATGCTCTATTAAAACCACTTTCTTTTTGCGCTTTGCTTGCAGTTTCTATGAAGCCACTTTCCAGTACGAACCCGTCACCCTTTAAGAAATTAGTTTCACTGTTTAATCTTTCAGATATTCCCAGCTCTGTATAATAAGGGTTAATAATACTAACCGCATTACTTAACATATATACCGGAAGATACCTCGCTTGCTCTCCATGACCTCTTGCTATACTGGTATGTACGCTAATAAATTTTCTTATTTCATCACTACAGTAGTGATTAGTTTCGCTCTGAAATTCATCAAATAACATACTATCAGTATCACTAAGTAAGTGACTATATTTTTTCAACTGGTCTGCACTATTTAAACTAATTGCATAACCACAGTGTTGCTCATTTAAAAACAAACTATGATAGATACCACTTGCACAACGTTCACTTTCCATAGTATAGTTTCTAAAAAACAATGTTTGTAAATCTTTAAAGAACTTATTAGATACATCATCAAGCTCGTAATTGTACCTATAAATCAAACAGAATTTTTTACCATATTTTAGAAATCTGTTTATTAATAGTCTACCAAAATAAGTTGTTTTGCCACCGCTTCTATTGGTAGTACATAAAAACAGTTCGGGCTTTAATCCATTTATGTCTTTCATTGATAACAATTTTGTGCCGTCATAGTATTTATTTTCACTCATATTGTTGTACTCTTTTCTTAAAATTAACTATATTTATCCTAATTTATTATAACATATATATTGCAAAATTTCAAGTAATATGATATAATTAAAAAGAGAATAAAAGAAAGGCGGTGAGTGTATGGAAACAATGCAGGCTATTTTGCAGGCTATTACAACAGTGGGTTTTCCTATAGTAATGTGTTTATGTTTAGCATGGTATTGTATGAAACTTGATGAAAGTCACAAAGCAGAAACAGACAAGTTTACAACGGCATTAAATGAAAACACATTGATATTGCAGAAATTATGTGATATTCTGAATGTAGAAAGAAGTGACAAGAATGAGTAAAGTTGATACTTACACAGATTATATGATTGCAATAGCAAATGACAATTCGCATGGCTACTCACAGATTAACAGAGGTGGTAATCCTGACTTTGATTGTAGCTCATTAGTTGGACATGCACTTGCTACAGCAGGTTTTAATGTAAATGTAAACAGTACAACACGAAACTTGTATGAGCAGTTAAAACGCTGTGGCTTTACTTCTTGTAACAGACCTTTTCAAAAAGGTGATATTCATTTAGCTGTAGGACATCATGTATGTGTTTCAACAGATAGTGAGCATATAGTTCATGCAAGCATTGATGAAAACGGAACTACAAAAGGACGTAAAGCAGGAGACCAAACAGGCAAAGAAATATGTATAAGAAAATATTACACGCCTAGTTATGGTTGGAGTTATCATTTACGTTATAACGGAGACAAAGGGAGTGCAGGCTATAATATGAATTTATTAAAGAAAAGCTCATCAAATAATGATGTAACAGTGTTTGAAATACTTATGACAAAGTTAGGATATTATACTGGTAGCATTGATACAAAATATGGTACAGGTTGTGTAAGAGCATGTGAGAATTTTCAGACAGATTATGGACTAACTGTTGACGGTAAGTGTGGTAAAAACACATGGAATAAGCTTTTTAGTTTAGGTATAAGATAATGGCATGGGTAGTTAAAGTAGGAGTAAGAGCATATTTAACACAATCCGAAATGGAAAATAATGCTACTGAATTTTATGGCTATTTCAACAGTAAAGGTTTTACCATTGAAAGTGTAGCAGGCATGTTAGGAAACTTACAGCAGGAGTCAAACATTAACCCAGGTATGAAACAATCAGCAAGTGCAAGCAGTGGTTGGGGCTTGATACAATGGACACCTAGCAGTAACCTAACAGATTATGCAAGTGCTCACGGTTCAGATTGGGCTACTGGTGAAATACAAACACAGTTAATGTGGGATGAAATAATAAACGGCTATGGTAATCAATGGTTACCAAAGCCTGCATTGGGTTATACATATACTGGTGAAGAATTTTCAAAATTAACCGATGTCACAGAAGCATGTAAAGCATATTTATATGAAAGAGAACGTGCGAGCGCAGAAGAACTTCCTAAACGTTTATCATATGCTAATAACTGGTATGAATACTTAACTGGTGTTACACCACCTACTCCGCCCACACCGCCTACTCCGCCCACACCGCCTACACCAACTAAGCGAAAAGGTATGCCAGTTTGGATGATGTGCAGACCAATATTTTAAATAGAAAAGAGGTGAGAAAAATGGCAGTACTTTCACATGATGATTTTATGAATGCAGTAAAAGGATTAGCAGGTGATAACGCTGATGATAGCACGCTTACTATGATTGAGAATTTTACTGATACATTCAATGACCTTGAAAGTCGTGCAAGTGATACTACTGATTGGAAAACAAAATACGAACAGAATGACAATGAGTGGAGAGAGAAATATAAAGCACGATTTTTTGAGGGCAAAGAGGGCACAGACCCTACAACAGCAATGAAAGAACAAAAGGAAGATATTACTGGCGACGGTAAAGACATTTCCTTTGATGATTTATTTAAAGAAAGAGAGGGCTAGGATTTATGGCTACAAAACCAAAAATTAAGACACTTACTAATTCAAGCGTTGACATCTTAAATGCAATAAGAAATAACGCAAGCACAAATTACAGAGATTATGTACCGCAGGCTACAGCTGACTCTGACTCGATTAGAGAAATCGGTGCAGTAATTATGGACTATCCTGCTTTGCAGAACGAGTTTTTATCAGCTCTTGTAAACAGAATAGGCAGAGTAATTTTAACAAGCAAATCATATGACAACCCATGGGCTATGTTTAAAAAGGGCATGCTCGAATTTGGTGAGTCTATAGAGGAAGTATTTGTTAATATCGCAAATCCGTTTCAGTATGACCCACAAGTTGCAGAGTCTAATGTGTTCAAACGTGAAATTCCCGATGTACGCAGTGCGTTTCACATTATGAACTATCAGAAGTTCTACAAAGCTACAATTTCAAATGACCAGTTGAGGCAGGCTTTTCTGTCTATTGACGGCATTACAGATTTGATTGCTAAGATTGTAGACGCTATGTATACTGGTGCTAACTATGACGAGTTTCAGACTATGAAGTATATGCTTGCAAAACATATCTTAAATGGACTAATGAAGCCAGTTACTATTGCTGATATTAATACAGCAAACATGAATAGTATTGTTAGTACTATCAAGGGAGTATCAAACAAGTTTACTTTCCTTAACTCAAAAAATAATCTTGCAGGGGTTATGAACCATACACCTAAGCAGGAACAGTATTTATTAGTCAATTCACAGTTTGATGCTACTATGAATGTTGAAGTACTTGCCAGTGCTTTTAATATGGATAGAGCAGAGTTTGACGGACATCGTGTACTTGTAGATAGTTTCGGAGATTTAGACATTGAGAGATTAAATATTCTCTTTGCTGATGACCCAACTTATACAAAGATAACAGCAGAAGAGCTTAAAGCACTTGACACTATACCTTGCGTATTGGTTGATAGTGACTGGTTCATGATATTTGACAACTATCAGAACTTTACAGAACAGTACAACGGTGAGGGACTGTATTGGAACTACTGGTATCATGTATGGAAAACATTTTCAGTGTCTCCATTCTCAAACAATGCAGTATTTGTTGCAGGTGTACCTGCAGTCAAGACAGTTACAGTTACACCTAGTGAAGCTACAGTTAGCGTAGGTGGCCAGTTACAGTTGAGTGTTACTGTTGATACTGATAACTATGCACCACAGAGTGTTATTTGGAGTATTGCAGAAGAGGATGCTAAGGCTAGTATTTCAAGTACAGGTCTGCTTAAAGTTAATAGTGATGCTACACCAGGAACTATTACAGTTAAAGCTACTAGCACATTTAATAGTACTAAAGTTGGTGAAGCAACTATCACAGTTGCGTAGATTAAATATGGCAGGAGAGCGTAAGTGCTTTCCTGCTATTGTAAAGGTGGTGAAAATATGCAGATACAACCTAATAGTGTTATCAAATTATGTAGTGGTGTACCGATAGATAGCAGTTATAAAGATACTATTTATTTCGCAAGCAGAAGCGCACAGAAAAGTTATTTTGATAGTAAAGTTAGCAGGACTATGGATAAAGCTAGTTTTCAGAGAATTAACGGACAGCAGGGTGTTGTGAGAATGAGTGCAAGTGCAGAGAGTATTTATAATTGCAACTATATGATGTTTCAAAATAGCAACTATAGCACTAAATGGTTTTATGCTTTTATTACTAATATTGAATATGTAAACGATAAAGTCAGCAATGTGTATTTTACAATTGATGTTATGCAAACATGGTTCCTTTTTGACTGTACCCTTAAAGAGAGTTTTGTTGAAAGAGAACATCACGCAACTGATAATACAAATGACTGTTTAGTTGGTGAAAATATTCCAACCGGACAAATGATGTATGACCAACCGATTAAAAGTGGAATTTTTAATGACTGGTGTTTAATAATAGTAAGTGGTGCTGATGAACAAGGCGCTATTTCAGAATTGCAATATAATTATAATGGTATGTATTCACCATGTATGTTAATATACTGTGATAATGACCAACATAGTTTAGCAGAATTTATAATGGCACTTGATAATAAAGGAAAAACAGACCAAATCATTAATATTATATTAACACCTAAATCAGTAATAAAACATTTATTAACTAATGGTCAGACACTTACAAATAAAAAGCCTATTTATGGTTTAAAACAAAATGACCCTTTACCATTTCAAGTAAATAAGCCAACAAATAAAGTTGGTTCATATGTACCTAAAAATCATAAGTTGCTATGTTACCCTTATACTTATTTAACATTAAGTAATGGCAGTGGTAACAGCATTGATTATAGATACGAGCTATTTGATGATATAAGTGGTAAATGTAATTTTGAAGTATTCAGTGATGTAATTAATGGATATTATATGGCAAGTCCATTAAACTATAATGGTACAAGTAGTGGACAAACAACAAGTGCAGGTGATACAACAATAAATTTTGATTTTAGTTTAACACTTGACAATATGCCAATTGTACCATGGAGTAGTGATACATTCAAAGTATGGTGGGCGCAAAATAAAGTAAGTGTGCAAAGTAATATCGCAACTGGTTTAGCAAAACTTACACTAGGAGCAGGTTTAACAGAAGCACAACCAATGATACCAACTGGTGGGGGTGTATTTCATCAACCAAAAGCAACAGAGATAAATCCTAATACATCTATTAAACTAGCAGGTAATGGACAATTTGACATGAATAGTGTCATGCGTCCGATGTCGCCACAGTATATCGGCAGTGGTAATATGAGTAGTAACCCAATTGAGTCTGCTATGCAGGCAGGAATGGTTGTTAGTGGTTATTCTGATATTAAAAACAGTTTAATTCAAATGCAACAAGCTAAAACGTTGCCAGTTAGTTCAAGAGGCGGTGGTGGTAATAATGTTATGTTAGATACCACATTCCTTGATTTCTACAGTATGAACACTCATGTACATCCTAAGATAGCAAAAATAATTGATGATTATTTTACTATGTTTGGGTATGCTACAAATGAAGTAAAAGTACCTAATATAAATGTAAGACCGCACTGGACTTATACCAAAACACAACAATGTAATTTAGTTAGTATAAATTGTAGCAACAATGATATTACAGCTATTAAAAACATTTTTGACAATGGTATTACTTTTTGGAAAAACGCTAGTGAAATAGGTAACTATTCATTAGATAACAGTCCTAATTAGAAAAGAGGTGAGACAATGAGTAGAAAAGGAAGAAAAACACAGACTGAAGCTTTCTTACAAAATCAGCGAACATATCTACAGTATGTTAATAGACTGACAGAATTAAGCATATCAATGTTTGACTGGAAGAACTTACCCGATACTATTGACGCAAGGTTCTTAGAACTAGCACTTTTCAATGACGGAATGGCAGTATTTTTTAAAGATGAAGTCATGGGTTATTTAGGTTTACAAGTTATGATTGGTGGCGCTCTTGATGTTTACAGAATACCTATTACAAGGACAGCCTTTGCACAAAATGGCTATCAAATGAAACTTGACCCTAACAACAGTGTTATTATTTTTAATAACATGTTACACACTAACAGCATACTTGATGTGCAAGAAATGAGTAAAAGACTGTATGAAATACAGAGGACTATTGATGTAAATGTGATACAGCAAAAAACACCTAATATTATTACTTGTACTGAAAATCAGAGATTAGTAATGAAAAATCTGTATGCACAGTATATGGGTAACGAACCATTTATTTTCGGTGACAAGAACTTAGACTTAAGTGGTATTAAAACGTTTGATACAACAAGCCCTTATGTAGCCGATAAGCTGTATGACTTAAAGACTCAATACTGGAATGAAGCATTGACTTACTTAGGTATTAGCAATGTTAATACTGTGAAGAAAGAAAGAATGATAACTGATGAAGTACAAAGAAACTTAGGTGGAACTATTGCTAGTAGATATTCAAGACTGTTTATGAGACAGCAGGCATGCGAGCAGATTAACAAAATGTTTGGTTTAAACATTAGTGTTGATTATAGAGAGGACATGCAGGTACTTGATACTTATGATGTCGATAAAGCAGATTTAAGTAATGAGACTGATGTAGGTAAAGGTGGTGAGAATAATGAGTAAGTATACAACAGAGGTGCGATTTATTTGTGAAAATAGTGCAGGCTTGAGTGAGAGTGAGGGTGCAGATAATGTTGATAGTATTTTAGATAAGTGTTGGAATAAGGTTTTTAATTTTGACTTTCCTATCTTTGATGAAAACTATAGACAGGTTTTGTGCAGGAAGATATTGAAACATTATTATACAAGAGAGATTGCGCATGAGACTGTAGGCAGGTGGAAGCTTGCGTTAAATGCTAAGCTCAATGAGATTATGCCTTATTACAATCAGTTGTATAAAAGTGAGTTGCTTGAGTTTAATCCTTTTTATGATGTAGATTTGACTAGGAGTAGAGAGGGTAGCGGTACAAGTAATAAAACAAGTAATAATACAGAGACTAATATTGGTACAAGTAAAAATGTGAGTAGTGAAAGTGGTACAAATAATACTGATACCTTGAATAGATTTAGTGATACACCACAGAATAGTATGGATACTCAAGGTATTGCTGATAGTGTACCGTTGACTACAGTTACTAAGGTGAATGAAGATAATACAACTACTAATGAAAGTACAGATACGTTGACAAGGAATGATACTAAAACTGGAAATGGTACAGAAAATATTAATAATACTGATAAATATATTGAGACAGTAAAAGGCAAACAGGGAACAGAAAATTATAGCAGTTTATTAAAGAAATTTAGAGAGACTTTTCTCAATATTGATATGATGATTATTGAGGATTGTAGTGATTGTTTCTTTACTTTATGGTAAAGAGAAAGTGAGGTATATATGAACGATTTAAAACCATTTAGATTTTGGTGCCAAAAAGTATTACCACTAGTGTATGATGATGAATTAAGCTATTATGAGTTATTATGCAAAGTTGTTGACTACTTAAATAAAACAATGGAAAACGTTAATAAACTAAGTGAGAACTTTGATGAATTACAAAATGCATTTAATACGCTTAAAAAATATGTTGAAAACTATTTTAACAACCTTGATGTGCAGGAAGAGATTAATAAGAAGCTTGATGAAATGTCTATTAATGGCTTTTTTGATAATTTAGTATCAAAATATTTAGCAAAATCTGTTCCTTTACCTATAAATTATACTTACATTAAAAATGCTACTGTCAATGACCTTTTAAATAATAATTATTTATCATTTAATAATCTTATTAAATTAAATGAAAAAATAACTTTAAATAACCTATATTGTAGGGACGGAATAATTTCCGATAATGCCATAAGTATAATAAACAATCCCACAAATATAACTGTTGTAGATATAAAAAATAATACAATAACAGTAGCAAACACTGATGATTTTAATGCAGGTGACAAAATAAGGATTGGCAATGACGAATTTATATTTGCTACTATATTAGATAAACAGGATAATATATTAACATTGGATACTAATATCTACTTTGATGTTGGAAATGTTGTGACAAAATTAACTAATAATGTTATACTTGAAAATTTAACATTTAACAATATAACATTAACAATATCTAATAATATTGCATACATTAAAAATTGTGTATTTAATAACTGTAATATCACGCTTTCGGGTGGAATATTTTATGTTGAGAATAATACCTTTAATCAAACAAATACTCTGTTTTATAAAACAGGAAAATCCTTGATTAATAACAATCACTACAATAACTGTTATAAAAGTATTGAATGTCAACTTTCATTTGAGAATAAAATTACCAATAATGTAATTAATGGATATGGTGTTTCAAATGCATTTTCCATTGGTATAGAACTAACAAATACTAGTAACTATAATCATTTAGGTATGACACAAAATAACGTTATTAATGGAAACACTATAAACAATTGTAACTATGGTAGAGCCGGCTCTATCATTGGTGGAATACATTTAAACTTTTTTGCTTGTAACAACATCATTTCAAATAATAAAAGTTGTTATAATTCATGTGGTATATACCTGGAAAACTCTTGTTCAAATAACGTTATTAGTTCAAATAATTGTTCATATAATTTGGGATTATATGGTGTAGGTATAGAGTTAGATTGGAATTGTCACTATAACGTGATTATGGGAAACATTTGTAATAATAACAAGGGTTCTCAATCTCAAAATGAAAGCTGTGGCATTATGGGCGGTCATGGACTTTCACCTAATTATTGTAAATATAATTCTTATATTGGTAATACTTGCTGTAATAACGGTAGAGCAGGCATCGTAATTGGTGGTTTCTATATAACTGTTTCTGACAATACTTGTTCAAATAATGGCAATGGTGAATATACTAACGAGGGTGATATCGTTGCTAGAAATTCATGTGCAGGTGTTAAAATTAGTGGCAATAATTTAGAGTCCACAACTAGTATATTAATAAATGATAATAACAACGATTTTATTATAACCGATAATTCATGCAAGAATGTTGTTTGCATTGATTGCAATGATATAACGATTGCTAATAATCATCTTTTAAATATTACTTGCAACGGCAACACGAGATATTCACACAATGTAGTAATATATAACAACCTTAATTATTCACCTAATGGAAAAATAATACTTAACAAAATTAGCGGTTATTTTATTGGGATAAATCGTTCTAATATTAATGATGACTTTGTATATGAAACTGACGACTTAAATAAACCAATAGACTGGACTAAAAATTTTTAAATTGAATAGGTATTCACACAGACTCGTACTTCAAATGGGGTACGAGTTTTTTTGACGTGGTACTAAGTTAGACACAACTAACTTCGTGCGCTCACGGTACCACTGCGCAGTGCATGTGATGTACCAAAAATCTCGACTTTCGAAACGACCCC